TCAGATTGACGCCATGAACTCGTCCATGTAAGCGGCCGCCTCCTCGTCCATTCCAGGGAGCAGGTGGCCGTAGAGGTCGTAGGTGATTGTGATCCGTTCGTGTCCCAGACGCTTGGAGATCGTCTTGATGTCGACCTTTCGGGCGATCAGCATGCTGGCGTGGGTGTGCCGAAACGTGTGGAGTGTAACGCCGGTGAGTAAATCCTGTTCCTCCAGTTGCGCCTGGCGGCCGTCCGGCAACACGATCTGGTAACCCGCTTCGACGGGCGTACTGGTGGGCAGGTTGGGCCCGTTTAGTCGCNCGGTCTCGTCAGGGTCGACGCCCAGCCGTTGCGCGGCCAGGATGACCGCCGCCCGGTTCAGGATACGTCGGAGGTCGCGCCGGAGAACGTGGTTGCGTGACATGAAGCCGCCCACTCTGTTGGTGAAGACTAGGTTTGTCTTAGCAGCGAAGCCCGGGAGCACGTTCTCGGCGATCTTCCTCTGCGACTCCACCCAGCGCGGCCCGGCGGCCAGACGCTCCTCTGCCTGTTTCCGCCGCCAGCGCTTGAGGGCGTCAACGGCGGCCTTGGGCAACGTTATGGTCCGGCGCGAGGCTTTGGTCTTGACGGGTCCCAAGTACATGACATGCCCGGGGCCCTCGTCGTGACCACTTTCTTCGGTACCCTGGTGCTCATGAAGGGCCTGTCGCACCGTGATGGTGCCGGCCTGGAGATCGACATCGTCCCAGGACAGCCCGAGCCATTCCCCCGGGCGCAAACCGGTGTTGGCCAGAACCACAAGTGCATCATAAATCCGTTCGTCCCTCGCGGCCTGGAGAACAGCACGCAGCTGCTCGGGGGTCATGAAGGCGGCTTCGGTCTCGCCCTTGGCGCGCGGCACGAGCAGTGCCGGATTCTCTTTCAGCACCTTTTTCCGCACCGCATCCGTCAAGGCGGCCCGCAACGTCGTGCTGATGTCGAAGATCGTCCGTTTGGACAGCTTCGCCTGTTTCTCCAGCCTCTCGTAGAACTTGATGATGTGCTGGTAGGTCAGGTCATTCAACCTAAGGTGGCCGATGCCGTGCTCGGGGTCCCTAATATGCTTGGCATGGGCCTGGTATTTAGCGAGTGTCGACGGTTTCAGGCTGTCCCGCTTCTCGATAAGCCACGTCTCGAGGTGGGACGCAAGGGTGATGTCTTCAGGCTTGACGGGTAGGCCCATCATGTAGTCTTGCTGGAGCTGGCGGAGCTGCTCCAAGACCTCGCGTTTGGTCTTACCTTGCACGGTAGGTCGGATACGGCGCCCCTTAGCGTCGTAGCCGAGGGATATGCGCCCCTCCCACAGCCCGTCCTTACGCTGGTAGACGGAGCCCTCGCCGCGGCCACGGCGCCGGCGCTTGCGCTCGGGCTGCTCCTGGGTCGGTGCGGGTTGAGCCGATATCAAAGCACTCCACCCCCAATCTTAGGACGACCTTTGTTGCGGCACAGATTTGGGGAATTCATACAGGAAGATGAGGAGCATCTCTACGAACGTAAGAAGACGATGGGCTTCTTCTGCGGTCATGAGGCGTATCTCATGGTTTGCCTCGTTGCCTAAGTCTTTGATATGGTCTACCCATGGTTTACCGTTTGGGGGCACATATCCGTTGCTGGCCAGGTACTCAACGTAGTATGTGAATCCCTGGTTCTTTTTAGCACCTAAATCGACTGCGATATGCATCAGCAATTTCCTGCACAACATCACCGAGGCGGTGTAAGCACCTTGTGCAGCGCTCTTGCGACATTCTCTATATACCGCATCGATGTCGTGGGGGAGGTGCTGAATCTCTCTGCCGAGAACTGGAGAGGGCACTTGTATTCCGTTTCCGCGAGCAATTAACGTCGGGTAGTTACAGCCTGGGCAAACGAAGATCTGGGCTGTTACCCGCCGCTGTTCACGTCCCGTCGGGGAGAACGTCACTACTGCGCACTCATATCCCTTATCCGAGCCAACCTTACTTCCACAGTGCCCACAGACATATTGACAGGCTTGTAGACGTTTCCAATCCAACCAGACTCCCTGCAGTGGCTCCACGAATCACACATCCTCCCCTGCGTGACTTCATGGACCATCGCTACCCCTTCCTAAAGGGGCGATGACGTATTGACACTTGCTACTTCTGGTTGAAGTACACAGTCCACGTTGCCGGGTCAGCGCTGGTGCCAGCGTCAGAGATGTACATGAGTTCCCAGTCGCGGTCGAAGATGTCCTCATTGTAACCCACGATGGCAATTCGCTCTCCAGGCGGCAGGGAGGAGATGGTCGGAGTAATGAACCGTAGCGCTCGCTCCACTTCGCGCTGAACGTCTTCAAGGTCTAACCCAAACTTGACGCTGAAGAGGAACACGACGCCGTAGCCGGGCAGGTAGGTGTTGAGGACGGTACCGGCTACGGTCCTATCTAGTGCGCCCTTGAACAGCTCCATGTCCTGCCGTATCTCAGCCCAACCCTCAATGGGTTGCCCAACCTGGGCACTTGCAACGCCGGCCCCAAGAACCATTAGCAACACGAAGACCGAAATAGCTACGACGCGACGCATATTTGCCATCCTCCCTCATCGGCTTGTCCCCAAAGGGCATCTACCAGAATAGGNGCAAANAGNTCCCNCAGTCCCTTNACACGTAACCCNTGTTCTCTTCGCAAATCTTGGCGCAAGAAAACAAGCTTCCTGCGAATCATCCACACCGTTGTGTCGAAGTGGTCCGCGAGCTCCTCATATGTCCGGAGGCCCTGGCGAATGGCCTCGGCCAGCGCAGGCGTGGGCACGAGGTAATCGGCGCCCCAGCGCAGGGCCAGTTCGTCGGCTCGACTCAGACCTATGGCAGTGTGGTAGGAGCGGTGGATCACGAAAATGCTGCCCGGGCCGACGGTAAAGTGGTGGCCCACCTCCTCGGCCATCACGGTGCGCTCCAGCCTGGGTTGTGACCGTAGACTGACGTCCAGGATGATGCCTGCGCGCCGACCTTCGCGGATGTACATACCCAACAGACCCCGATCGGGAGCGAGTGGTTGATATGACACCTTGACCCCCTCAGCATCACAGATGGCCAACAGACCTTCCATGTTGCCCCCCATGTGGTGTCGTTAACTCCATCCCCATTCCTTTTTCGCAGCGATGATGGCGCGCTCGACGATAAGCTGGGTCTCGGGCGGAAACGGTTCGCCTGGCTCCACCCCCTTCTCGGGGTCATGGTGTGCGACAGCTATGCCCGGCAGTGGTGCCGGGTCATCGATGCGCCCTAACAGATAGTGCATGGTGGTGGAGAGGAATATGGATAGCCGCTGTACGACGTGAAGGTCCACGGCGTCGTCTGTCATGGCAAATAGGTCTTCGAGCGGGAGACCCGCCGCTTCGGCCAGGGCGTCTCGGCCGATCCCCTTGACGTTTGCCAGTTCCAAAGCGCGAGCCATGAGCCGACTAGCAGGAGTAGGCGCCGGCTGCTTGTCGCTCAGATAGCCAAGCCGGCGATAGAAATCCTCCACCGGGTGATGCAGCGCGGACGCGAGCTTGATTAGAATAACCGGGCTCGGGCGTTTCCGCACTCCGTTCTCGATGCGGGATAGTTCCGCGTTGCTAATACCCGCCTTCAGGGCGAGCTGGTTCAGCCCCAGCCCCTTTGACTCCCTGAGCTGTCGAAGGTATGCCCCGAACTCTGCCGACACACCGATCACCTGTAACCACATGGTAACATCGACCTCTGCTTTTTGGAAATAAGTTGCCCCGCGGCCGACTGAAAAAGTATTGACGATAGGTAACGACTGGTGGTAAGATGTTACCGAAACGTAACGAGGAGGCCGTCTGATGGCGCGGCTAAGTGTCGACGTGGAGAAGCTCAAGCAGTACATGCAGGACCACGACATAACGCCCGCCCAACTGGCGGCTGCGATGGGAGTCTCAAGGGCTGCAGTGAGTCGCGTGCTCAATCGCGTGCGCGGTGCCGGTTCAGGGTTCATTGGCAGCCTCTTGACGGCGTTCCCTGATGCGTGGGACCGGGGCATTGTCTTTGTGTCGGGCCGTTCCCGAAAGGTAACGAAGGATGAGCGCGATCAGTCGCGCTCATCCCAGGCGACCAGAACGGCATAGGCCGCATCACCGTTCCCGACCACCTGCAGAAAGCGGACGTTTCGAGCATTCGATGGTCGTCGGCGGCAAGGATGCGGACACGAGTCAAGGGGTGTCACCTCCCGTTGCGAGCGTCGATTCCAGCGTATCGGCTCGCAACCGGGATTACCAGAAGGTTCAGTCCACAGAAAGGGGGTGATCCAGGTGGCGATTTCCACGGCACTGCGAGAGGCGAGGGAGAGGCTGGGCCTCACCCAGCACGAGATCGGCGACATGGGCTATGTGAGCAATAAGCTCATCAGCGAGGTCGAGCGGGGGAACCGGCGCCTGGCCAGAGATGTTGCCCGGCGCATCGCCCAGCAGTTGGATGACGCCCGGTTTCACTTGGCGTGGGCTGCAGAGGCTGCCGGCGGGGTGTTCGTGGCTGGTGTGTTGGACGCGGTGGACACGCACCCGGCGGCGGTACTGCTACGTGGCCAGGAGGAGATCGAGGAGCTCATGGCCGCCAAGGCCGCCATCCGGCGCCAGCTTGGCGCTGGGCCGGAGCGGCTCACCGACGAGGATCGGCGGGCCATTGAGCGGGTCGTCCAGGAGGCCATCGATGTCATCACGTGGGGCCAGCTGTTCGTCACGACAGTCTGCGAGCGGTTCGGCCTCAGCGTGGCCGAGCAGTACGAGCGGCACCGCCGCAAGTTGCAGGAGCGCGGCTACCAAACAAAAGCGGGCGCCCCGGCAGGCACCCGCAGCGCCCGGTGAAGGACGCACCTAACCTACCACCAGCTTACCGCACCGGGTAACCAAGGTCAAGGGGAGTGGCAGACGTGGAGCAGGTCAAGACGCAGCGGGACGAAGCGACAGAACTCCTGGCCGATGGGCTGATCACAGTGGCGGAGGCTGTCAAGTTCTCCGGCTTGGGCAAGACGACCATCTACGGGCTCATGGAAGCCGGCCGGCTCGCCTACGTGCGGGTCGGCCGGGCCCGCCGGATCCCCAAGCGGGAGCTCGTGCGGTTCCTCGCCGGGCAACTTGTTCCCCGGAGGACGGCGTGAGGCACTGCAGAGAGGAGATGGCTGCGGTGGTGCTCCAGGTGCAGACGGTCAGGGGCGGCGCAGGTACATGCACCCGCTGCGGCCGGCCGCTACGCGACCCAGTATCGGTCCAGCGGGGCATGGGGCCGGTGTGCGCAGGGCGGGCGAAGGCCGACGTGGCCGAGCGCCAGCAGGAGACCGGCGTCATCGTGACGGTGGACGGCCGGCCGCTGCGGCACATCATCAAGCACAGCCCGACTGGGATGGAATGGGGCTACGACGGTAGTGGCCCATCGGACCTTGCTCTGTCAATCCTCACGGACTACCTGGGCGACCAGTCGCTGGCTGAACAGGTCTACCAAGAGTTCAAGCGAGACGTGGTTGCCCAACTTGATCGGAACCACTGGCGGATTACCGGGCCATATATCACGGCTTGGCTGGCCCGGCATGGCATCAAGGCCCCGGTTCGGCGGGTCGTGTACGAGGGGAGGCGGGCGGCNTGAGGCTGNTCCGCCTCTCCCTCCGCAATTTCAAAGGNATCCGCCAGTTCACTCTGCAGCTGGGCGGGGCCGACGCCACCGTCTACGGCGACAATGGGGTCGGAAAGACCTCGTTGTTCGATGCGTTTACCTGGTTGCTCTTTGGCAAGGACTCGGCCAACAGGACGGATTTCGAGGTCAAGACCCTCGGGCCAGACGGCCAGCCCATCCACAACCTCGAGCATGAGGTGGAGGCGGTCCTGCGCCTGGACGACGGGCGGGAGGTCACGCTCCGCAAGGTCTACCGAGAGAAGTGGACCCGCAAGCGCGGCTCCGCGGTGGCCGAGTTCACCGGGCATACGGTCGATCACTACATCGACGGTGTGCCGACTAAGCAGTCCGACTACAGCGAGTTTATCAACCGGATCGCCTCCGAAAAGGTGTTCCGGCTTCTCACCGATCCCCTGTACTTCAACACGGCGCTTCATTGGCAGGACCGGCGCCGCATCCTGCTTGAGGCGTGCGGGGATGTGTCGGACCAGGACGTGATCGCCGCCGACAGCCGTTTGGCTCCCCTCCCGGACATCCTCAAGGGGCGCTCGGTGGATGACCACCGCAAAGTGGTGATGGCCCGTCGGGCCGAGATTAACCGGGAACTCGACCGCATCCCGGTCCGTATCGACGAAGTGCGCCGGGGCCTGCCCGAGCTGCCGGCCAGCGACCGGGCCGACGTCGAGGCCCGGTTGGCGGAGCTCCGGGCCCGCCGGCAGCAGCTATCCGAGGAGCTCGTCCGGATTGAGTCAGGTGGCCAGGTGGCCGAGCTCCAGCGCCAATTGGCCGAGGTACAGGCCGAGCTGAGCGCGGCCATCCGGCGTGCCCGTGAAGCTGCTGAGGCCGCCGTCGCGGAGGACAAGCGTCGGCTCCGTGAGCTTGAGGAGCAGTTGGACGCTACCCTGCGGAGGCTGAGTCGGCTGGACGCGGACCAGCGGCAGGCGGAGGCTGACGCCGCTGCGCTCGAGCAACGGATCGTCTCACTCCGCCAGGAGTGGCACCAAGTAAACGCGCGGCAATACGACGGGCCACCGCCGGCAGAGGTCGCCGACTCGTGCCCGGCCTGCGGACAAGCTCTGCCGGCAGACCAGGTTGAGGCGGCCCGGGCCAGGGCGCAGGCCGACTACGAGGAGCGGGTAGCTCAGTTCAATGAGGCTAAGGCGATTCAACTGCAACGGATCCAGGACGATGGCAAGCGCCTGCGGGCCCAACTCGACGAACTGAGGGCGACCATTGGGCACCGAGCGGCCGAGATCGAGCAGACTCGGGTGGAGGCGGAGACTCTGAGGGGGAAGGTCGAGGAGCTGCGCCAGCGCATTGCCCAGGCGGTGCCGATGGCCGTCGACAGCCCAGAGATTCGCCAGCTGCGCGAGCGAGAGCGCGAACTCACCGCTCAGATCAGCCTGCTGCGCCAGGGCGTCGCCGACGAGCTCGCCCGGGTGCGGGCGCAGATCCGTGGTCTCGACGCTCAGATCCGCGACGCTGAGGGCGCCATTGCCCGATTCGAGCAGCACGACCGGGCGCAGGCCAGGATCGCAGAGCTCGAGGCCGAGGAGCGCCGGCTTGCTCAGGAGTTCGAGGAGCTGGAGCGGCAGCTGCACCTGCTTGACGAGTTCGTCCGCGCGAAGGTGCGGCTCCTTACTGACTGCATCAACAGCCGATTCCGAATTGCCCGGTTTAAGCTGTTCGAGGAGCAGGTCAACGGCGGCATCGCCGAGACCTGTGAGACGATGGTCAACGGTGTACCATACAACTCCCTCAACCATGGGGCACGCATCCAGGCCGGCCTGGACATCATCGAGACCCTGGGCCGGCACTATGGCCTGCATCCCTGCATTTGGATTGACAATGCGGAGTCCATTACGGAGATCCCGCCGACGACGGCGCAACAGATCCGGCTGGTCGTGTCGGCCGGGGACCGGACGCTGCGGGTTGTANCGCATGAGACTGCCATCAAGGAGGCCGTGTGACATGGCACAGGCGATTCAGGAGCGCAAAGCAGCAAACGGTGCTGGGGCTACCACGGCCCTGGCCACGGTGAAGCGGGACACCGTCGACGTGGTGGCGTCCCGCATCAGTGAGCTGATGCGGAGCGGCGAGCTGCACCTGCCCGAAGACTACTCGGTGGTGAACGCCCTCAAGTCGGCGTGGCTCATCCTGCAGGAGACGGTGGACAAGGACAAGCGCCCGGTGTTGTCCGTCTGCAGTCGGGAGTCCATCGCTAATGCCCTCTTGGACATGGCGATCCAGGGCCTCAACCCCGCGAAGCGCCAGTGCTACTTCATCGCCTATGGCCAGACCCTGGTGTGCCAGCGGTCCTATTTCGGCGACATGGCGCTGGTCAAGCGGGTGCTGCCGAAGGCGGACATCTGGTACGGCATCGTGTACGACGGTGACGTCTTCGAGTACACCATCGAGCGTGGTCGTCGGGTCATCACGAAGCACGAGCAGAAGGTCGAGAACATCGACCCAGGGCGAATCCGCGCCGCCTACTGCGTCATCGAGCCCGGCGATGGTCGGCCGGCCCACACCGAGATCATGACGTGGGCCCAGATCCTGCAGAGCTGGCGTCAGTCCCGCCAGTACAAGCCTGACGGTTCCACACCGCACAACACCTTCCCGGACCAGATGGCGCTCCGCACCGTCATTCGCCGGGCGTGCAAGGCAGTCATCAACTCCAGCAGCGACGACTACCTGCTGTTGCACCACATGCACCGCTCCGACGAGCTGGCAGCGGAAGCCGAGGCGGCTGAGTATGCCAATGGAGGACCGGTCATCGAGGTCGAGCCAGAAGCGGTCTATGAGGCGCCACCGGTCGAGGAAGTGGCGCCGGCCGAGCCCGTCTCGACACCAGAGCCCGAGCCGGCCCAGCAGTCGCCCGCGCAGTCGACATTACTCGACGGACCGGGGTTTTGAGCCATGACCGTGGAGATCCGCGTGCTCGCGTCGAGCTCCGCCGGCAACGCATACCTGGTCTCGGACGGTAGGACACCGCTGCTCATCGAGTGCGGGCTGCCGTTCGGNNANCTGCGGNAGCGTCTCGGNTNCNGCGTNACGTCGCTGGCCGGCTGCCTGCTCTCTCACGAGCACGCGGATCACGCCCGGGCGGCCCGGGACATCCTGCGGGCCGGCGTCGACCTGTACGCGACCAGGGGCACCATCAATGCCCTGGAGCTTACGGGGCACAGGCTGCGGCCCATCCGGGCGCATGAACGGTTTCGGGTAGGCACCTGGACCATACACCCGTTCGACACCCGGCACGACGCTCAGGAGCCCGTCGGATTCGTGCTAGCGAGCGGGCACGCCCGGGTGCTCTACCTAACGGACACGGCCTATTGCCCGTACCGGTTCGCCGGGCTCACGCACGTGCTGATCGAGGCCAACTGGAGCGAGGCGTTGCTGGGCCGAAACGTCCGGGAGGGCATGATTGACGGGGCATTGGCGGCCAGAATCCGGCGCAATCACATGTCGCTGGAACGCCTGCTGGACATGCTCCGGGCCAACGACCTCAGCCGGGTGGAGGCCATTTGGCTGCTCCACCTGAGCGACGCCAACTCGGATGAGCAGATGTTCGCCGCGACGGTTCGGCGGGCCACGGGCAAGCCCGTCTACATCGCGGCGCGGGAGGTGCGGGGTTGTGCTGGCTGATCGTCGTTGGAGTACTCGTTGTGTTGGCCAGCTGGCTAGCGGGTGTCGTCGCAGGCCTGGCAGCAATTGGCGGCGAGTGATGGCCGGGGCCATGATGACCGTCCTCGGCGCCATGGCGTCCGTCATCGTCGGCCTCTGGCTCGCGGTGGCGCTGTGGCACGTGAGCCAGTGGCTGCGGCCGACGCCCCTCCTCGCACCCCTGCCTGAGTGCGGCGACCACTGGGTAATGCGGGCCGGCGATACCCTGTGGCACGTGGCCCGCACCTGCTACCCCCACGTCGACCGGCGCATGGCAGTCGACGCCATCCAAGCAGCCAACCCGGGGCTAGACCCTGGGCGGCTGCGGGTTGGCCAGCGGATTGAGTTGCCGTGAGGGTGGCGCGCGTTTGATTTACCGCCTGAGTTATGAGGGACGCAAGGTCACATGGCGTCAGTGGCTCATGACTGGTGGTTGTGGTCTGTCCCATACGTCTGAGTGGTCGGTATGCCGAGACCTGGGACCGATGGCTCACTGGGGCGAGGATGTCACGCTTGGAGATATCGAGGATGCGTGGCCGGCTGCAGGACGGGAGCTCGCACGATTCGCCGTGACGCACCTGCGCAAGCCTGAGTGGGTTTTGTTTCTCTCACGGAGGTGTGGCAAGTGATCGCATACCCGACACGCGACGGGATGATTCGTGTGGTCCTATCTCATGACGGGCGCAGCGAAGTTTTGCTCACACCAGACGAAGCCCGGGAGATGGCACGCGCGGTGCTCCGTGCGGCTCGGTGGGCCGATGAGCTGCGACTGGCCGAAGGACGGACAGCCGGTTGGCGATGGCGAGCCCCAGGAGCACGATGATGGCGGCGATCTCCCGTTTTAGTATCGGAGGGCTAGCATGTCTGGCTGGATTAAGTTTCACCGGCAGTTTCTGACCCACGGTCATTTCCACATGCCGGACCGGGCGCTCAAAATCTGGCTGTACATTCTGCTGTCCGTATCGCACACAGACCGGCCCGCGGCCGGACTTAGGGCGGGCGAGGCGTGGATCAGCTATGAGCAGATCGCCCGGGATTGCGGAGAGGCTGGTAGACAGATGCGCCGGGAGGCCGTCGCCCGGGCGCTAACGTGGCTTGAGGAACACGGGTATATCCGCCGTGTGGTCGTCAAGGGCCGGGGACAAAAAATCATCGTGCCCAACTGGGACAAATACCAGGGCGGGACCAGTTCCGAAACGGAACTTGCGGCGGAACTTGCACCGGAACTTGCGGGTGGGACCAGTTCCGTTTCGGAACTTGCACCGGAACTTGCGGCGGAACTTGCGCCGGAACTCAAACAAGAAGATCAAGAACGTATAGGAGAAGGGGAAAGAAGATCGACTTCGTCGCCTGCCGGCGAGGAGGACGAGCGGCCTACCGCCCGCGGGCAGATCGCGGAGCTGGTGATGTACTACCGCGACGCCTGCCGTGCGAAACCGCTGCAGCGGGACTATGCGTTTATGGGCCGGTTGTACAACTCCTACCCGATTGACCGCATCTATGACGCCATAGAGGCCACGGCGCTGCAAATTGCCGCCGGGCAGCATATCGAAGACCCATTGCGCTACGTGGCCGGTGTGTTGCGAAGCACGGCGCGGAATCGGGATTCCCCGCCACGCGCCGCGCCTCGTGAATCCGCTGTTGATCGACGCCTGCGAGAGTTGGGGGTGATTTTCAGTGCAGGAGCATGAGGCGTACATGATCCTCAAAATCATCGAGGGTGCGTGGGACAAGCCGTTCAGCGACAACGCCGCGGCTATTTGGTCTCGTGCGCTGGCAGATTTGCCGTTCGAGGCGGCCCAACAGGCCGTACTGCTGCTCGTGCGCACACACAAGTACCGCCCGTCTATCGCCGAAATCCGGCAAACCGTGTTTGAACTGGTGGACCCGCTGCCGACGGCGGAGGAGGCATGGGAGGAGGCGCGGCGGGCAGCCCGGACGTTCTCCCCGTATCACGGCGGCGTCCTGCACGAGTGGTCGCACCCGCTGATTGAGAGGGCCGCCCGGGTGGTTGGCATCGAGACGATGGCATACAGCGAGGAGCCAACGGTCATCGCGGCACAGTTCCGCCGGGTGTACGAAAACCTGCGTGAGCGGGAGCAGATTCGCCGCCAGCAGGAGGCGTTTCGGCTGCCATCTCCGTCGACGCCAGCGCTGACGGATAGTGGTACCGACGTGTGGGGCACGTCTCCTACGCGGTCGCACGAGGTGCTGGTGATGCGCGAAGAGGACGCAACAAAGCACTCGGTTTTGCGAGGAGGCTTGCGAAATGACTGCGCGTGAACGGCGCTTGCCCACCTGGGCAGAAACGGGGCTTTCGTCCCGGGGCGAACATGCATCCAGCGAACTCCTGATGGAAGATATGCGGCTACAGAAGCGCATTCTCCAGGAGTCCGGGCCGGTCGTGACGCGGCCTATCCGGGAGCGTCTCTACCCGCAGGGCGGTAGGTATCGCGTCCGCATGGATGTGCGGNTAGGCCGTAACGGNATCCANATCGGCNGCGGCCTGCTGTCGCAGCTCGATTTGTCCGCGACGCGGCAGTGTCACGTCGAGTGGGACCACGCCGACAAAACGCTGTACATCACCGTCGCCGAGGACGGACCTTGGCGGCTGCCGCCGGTGTCGTCGTGGAAAATGGGTGGGGCTGCGCTGGTCGCCAGACTGGTGGAATGCGGTATGCGCTTAGGCACGTACGAGGCCCGGGTCGAGGGCAACACGATCGTGGTGCCCACCCGAGAGGGTGAAAAGCGTGCCGGGTGAGACGCAGGACGTGACGCTAGTCATCCCGGGCCCGCCGCCTGTCTCACTTAACGTGCAGGAGCGGCTCCATTGGGCCCAGCGCCAGCGGATTCGGGACTGGTGGGCTGAGCAGGCGTGGCTGGTGTGGCTGCAGGCCGGCCGACCCCGCTTCGCCCGGCCGGCGGTGCAGTATCGGGTGTACTACGCCACGCATCGGCGCCGAGACCCAGACAACGTGGTCGCCAGTCTCAAACCGGTGATGGACGGCCTCAAAGGTAAGGCTTTTGCGGATGACCACAGCGGAGTAGTGACGATTCTGCCGCCGGTCATCGGCGTGGACCGCGAGCGCCCGAGGGTCGAAGTCGTAATCCGCGAGACAGGGGAAGGTGTCGCATGAGGCCACGGAGGGGGCCAAATGCGGGTGACGGCGTGATGCTGACAGCGCTGTTGTGGGGAGGCGGTAGCGGTGCAGCAGGAGCGGTACACGGTCGAGCAGGTGGAGCGATTGCTCACGCGCCACCTGCATCTGCGCGAGGAGTTGGACCTGCGCGGGCCGCTGGGCGTGAGGCTGTTCGTCAGGGTGCCCGCGGACGTAATGCCGACCCCGACCGTACATGATGCCGTATTGGAGCGCGCCGATTTGTTCCGGGCGCTGAACCGCATCCCAGCACACTACCGCCGCCTGCTCGTGCTGTGGTACGGGAGCGACTGGAGCACGGACCGAATCGTGGCGTGGTTTCAGAAGCAGTTCCCGCGGCTTCATCGTCGCACTGTTTTCCGGTGGCGTGAGCAAGCACTCCGGGTGCTCACCCGCCAGATGAACAGAAACTCTTGACGCATGCCACTAACCACGGTATAATTCGCTATAGTAGCAGACGTGTCGAAATGCCCCGGGAAAACACCGGGGCTTTAAGTTTGCCCGCTGCCCCGGCGACGGTACCGCTCGGGGCGGCGGGTTCACTTTTGCCGGATGGGCGCATACGAACACACCGGCGGGGCGGTCCCAAACGGGGCCGCCCTTTGCGCGCCCGCAACAAAATCCCTCCCTCCTCCCACTCCGCACGGCCGCGGGTGCCGCACCTCCCGCCCGCGGCCTTTTCGCGGGTGGGTAAGTAGAGTTTATCGGGCACGGCGCGCACATAGATAGGCCCGAGGCCCCGCGGCTCCCCGCTTACCCCCGGCCGCGGGGCTCGTCGCGCGCCGGGGGTGGTGCGATGCCGCATCCGTTCTACAAGACGACAAAGTGGGAGCGAAAGCGTAAGGCGATCCTCCGGCGTGACGGCTACATGTGCCGAGAGTGCCGGCGGTACGGGCGCACCACGCCGGCGAACACGGTACACCACATCGTGCCGCTGGAAGATCGACCGGATCTGGCACTAGATGACCGAAACTTGATCAGTCTCTGCGAAGAGTGCCACAACGGGATGCACGACCGGCACACAGGCCGCCTCACGACCAAGGGGCTAGCCTGGGTAAACCGCATGGGTCTAGGCGCGAGGGTCGTCCTAGTCTGGGGACCGCCAGCCAGCGGCAAGACGACATACGTCCGAGAGCACATGCGGGACGGCGACATGGTCGTCGATCTCGACCGGATCAAAGAGGCCATCAGCATGCGGCATCGCTCCGAAGTCAGCGACGAGCTGCTTCCGGTAGCGTTGAGCATCCGGGAACACATCTACGGCTTGATCGAGCGCCGAGAGATCCCGCTTGGAACCACGGTCTGGGTGATCGCAGGTCTTGCGGACATGGCCGAGCGGGACGAAGTGATCCGGCGCCTCAAGCCTGATCGGATGGTGCAGATGGAGACACCGAAAGACGAGTGCATACGCCGGGCCTTGGCCGATCCAGAGCGGCCGGACAAGGCGCGGCAGGTCCAGATCATCCTGCGGTGGTTCGAGAAGTTCGCGCGCTGATCCCCCCCCCGGGGGCCACTGCGAAATCGTCCACGTACGGGACCGGAGGCGGGCGCCCCCTCCTCCAATAGCGCGACCGCCGAGAAACTTTTTTGGACGATGGGAGGTGTCGATGTGGCGAAGGCTGTGAAGATCCCGTCGAAGGAGGCTGTGAAGCGGGCGACGATCCGGGACATGAAACAACTCGGCGTCTACAAGCCGGAGTACAATCGCCTCATCGACATCTACGCCGGCCTCGTCCATGAGTACTTCTCTCTCCTCGATCGATTCGAACAGGAGGGCCGACAGTATACAACGTTCACGGCGGCCGGGGGAACGAAGAAGAGCGCGATCGTCGCTGCGCTCGAGGCGTTGCGAAAAGACATACTGCAGTACTCGGATCGGCTGTGCCTGAACCCGAAGGCTTTTGAGAACGTCACGGTGGAGACGGCCAGCGCATCGAAGCTGGTGAAAGCGCTGGCTGAGCTCGACANGTGANGAAGCCAAANCACTTTCCGGCCGTGCTGCAGTATGTCGATGATGTGATTTCCGGCCGCAAGGTAGCGGGCAAAGAAATCGTCCAGGCGTGTGAGCGCTTCCGGCGCTACNTNGAGAACCCGGCCTACGAGCTAAGACACCGGGACCCCGAGTTCGTCATTGAGATTATCGAGAAGACCTTCGTTCATGACCAGGGCGAACGGCTGGACGGCTCCCCGCTCAAAGGGGAGCCGTTCCTCTTGGAGCCGTGGCAGAAGTTTATCGTCTACAACCTGGTAGGGTTCTACCACCGGGGGACGAACATCCGGGTCTTCCACGAAGCTTTCATCTTCGTGCCGAGGAAGAACGGCAAGACTCGGTTTGCCGCGGCGCTGGCGTGGGCGTTGGCACTGCTCGAGCGGCGCTCCGGCTCAAAAGTGTATATCGTAGGAGCCGCCCTCCGCCAGGCGAGGCAGAGCTTCGAGTTCATCCTGCACAACCTACGGGAGATGGGCGAGGCCGAGAATTTCAGGATCCTCGACAACAACCAGGAATGCAGCATCCGGGGAACTATCGGCGACGGGTCGATCCACATCGAGGCTTTGGCGGCGAGCCCCGAGAGGCAGGACTCGCTCAACTGTAACATCGCCATCGCCGACGAGCTCCACGCCTACAAGAGCCCGACGCAGTACAACGTGATCAAAGAGGCCATGAAGGCCTACACCAACAAGCTGATGATCGGGATCACGACGGCCGGCGATAACATGAACAGCTTCTGCTACAACCGGCTCAAGTACTGCCAGAAGGTCCTTGACGGGACGGTGAAGGACGAGCAGTATTTCATCTTCATCGCCAAGGCGGACGAGGGCCCTAACGGAGAGGTGGATTACACCAACCCGATCCAGCATGAGAAGGCGAACCCGAACTATGGGGTGACGATTCGGCCCGAGGACATCATGAATGATGCCCTGCAGGCCCAGAACGACCCGCAGCAGCGCAAGGACTTCCTGGCTAAGAGCCTCAACATCTACACCTCGGCGATGAGGGCGTACTTCGACATCGAGGAGTTCCGGGCCAGCGACCGCAAGTATAACTGGACGCTCGATGACCTCTCAAAGCTGCCCATCGAGTGGTACGGTGGCGCCGACTTGGCGAAGCTCCACGACTTGACGGCCGCCGCCTTGTACGGGACCTATGGCGACGTGGACATCGTGATCACGCACGCCTTCTTCCCGATTGTGGCGGCGCACGTCAAGGCGAACGAGGACGGCATCCCGCTCTTCGGGTGGCAGGATGATGGCTGGCTCACGATGACCAACAGCCCTGTCACCGAGTACGAAGAGGTTATCAAGTGGTTCGTCCGGATGCGGGAGCGGGGCTTTAAGATCAAGCAGGTCGGTTTCGACCGTAAGTTCGGCCGCGAGTTCTTCCTCGGGATGCAGCGGGCCGGCTTCCGAATCGAGGACACGCCCCAGTTCTACTACCTCAAGAGCGAGGGCTTCCGGCGGATCGAGGCCAAGGTGAAGGCGGGCAAGTTCTACTACCTGCACTCTGAGGCGTTTGAGTACTGCGTCCAGAATGTGCGGGGAATCGAGATGGTGGATGACGCCATTAAGTATGAGAAGATCGAACCTACGCAGCGGATCGACCTGTTCGATGCCGCTGTTTTCGCGTGCATGCAGATGCTGAAAAACCTGCAAAAGAGCAGCACGGCGCAAAGATGGCTGAAGGGAGGCGGCGGCACGTGAAATGGCTGAAAAGAGTTGGCCGCCTCTTTGACCGGCGAAACTCTCATTGGTTCGTGACGTTCGACAGTCTGGACATCCCGGGCTACACCCGGCTCTCTGACTGTCCCGAGGTCCGTATCGCCGTGCGGCGGATTGCGGACCTCATTTCGAGCATGACGATTTACCTGATGAGGAACACGCCCGAGGGCGACGTGCGGGAGAAGAACGAGCTGTCCCGGAAAATCGACATCAACCCGTACAGTCTCATGACCCGGAAGGCGTGGGTCTACTGGATCGTCCACACCATGTTGCTCGAGGGGGATGGAAACGCCGTGGTCTACCCTCGAATCGTGGACGATCTGATCGACGAGCTGATCCCGCTGCCGCCCTCGAAGGTCTCGTTCCACGGGCTGGACGACGGGAGCTATGTGATCCACTACGGCGACAAGGTCTACCGCAATGACGAGGTTCTGCACTTCGTGCTGAACCCGGACCCCGAGGAGCCGTGGCGTGGGCGGGGCTTCCGGGTCGTGCTCAAGGATCTCGTTCGCAACCTGCGCCAGGCGGCGGAGACTAAGCGCAGCTTCATGAGCGGCAAATACATGCCGTCCCTCATTGTGAAGGTGGATGNCACTACGGCTGAGCTGTCGAGCGATGAGGGGCGCAACGCCGTCTTCAAGAAGTGGCTTGAGACGTCGGAAGCGGGGCAGCCGTGGATAATCCCGGCTGAATTGCTCGACGTACAGCAGGTCAAGCCGCTATCACTTCAGGACCTGGCGATCAACGACGCCGTCCAGCTCGACAAGCGAACGGTGGCCGGCATCTTCGGGGTGCCGGCCTTCTTCTTGGGCGTCGGCAACTTCAACAAGAACGAGTACAACGCCTTTATCGACACGACCATCTTGCCCATTGCCAAGGCCATCGAGCAGGAGCTAACCCGAAAGCTCCTGTGGAGCCCTGACCTATACTTCCGGTTCAACCCGAGAAGCCTTTATGCCTACGACCTGACCGAGCTGGTCACAGCGGGAACTGCGATGGTGGACCGGAACGCACTCCGGCGCAATGAGCTGAGGGATTGGGTCGGGCTGAGCCCGGATCCCGAAATGAACGAGCTCATCGTCCTTGAGAACTACATCCCGGCCGATATGCTCGGTGAGCAAAACAAGCTCAAAGGCATCGTCAAGGAGTTGAAAGGTGGTGATGGCGGTGAGTAGAGACCGAAGGCAAACCCGGGCGATCTCCTCCGGGCTCCAGACTCGTGATGAGCCCGAGATGGTCATCGAGGGCTACTTCATCGTGTACGGCCAGGAGACGGAGCTTTGGCCCGGCGCTTTCGAGGAGATCGCACCGGGGGCGGTGGGCGAGTCGCTCAGCAACGACATCCGCGCCTTGATCAATCACGATACGACGCTCGTGCTCGGGCGGAACAAGGCGGGGACGTTGGAGCTTAGGGAGGACAGTTATGGCCTGTGGGGGCGTATCAAGATCAACCCCCGGGACTCCGACGCCGTGAACCTCTACGAGCGGGTCAAGCGCGGTGACGTCAACCAGTGCAGCATCGGCTTCAATATCCTCGAGGAGATCACGGACTGGCGGGACGACGGCACCGTGAAGTGGACCATCACCAAGCTCGACCTGCACGAGGTGAGTGTGTGCACGTTCCCGGCCTACGAGCAGACGGGGGTTCAGGCGCGGATGGCCGAGGTCGAGCAGCATCAGAGGCGCTTGTTGGAAGCGAGGAAAACCAGGCTGAAAGAGAGGTTGAGGGCGGTATGCTGAGGCAGCTCATGATCTCGAAGAAGCTCGGCGCGGCAAGGGAAGCGCTCGCGGCTTTGGCTGAGGAGGAGCAGAAGCTCCAGACCCGCGCCGAGGAACTGGAGGCGGCGATCGAGGAGGCCAAGACCGACGAGGAGCTCCAGGCGGTGGAGGAGTCCATCGCCGAGCTCGAGGGCGAGAAGGCCNAGCTCGCCGAGAAGAAGAGCCAGCTGGAGAGCGAGATCGCCGAGCTTGAGAGCCAGCTCGAGGAGCTAAAGTCGAAGGACCCGCAGCGCTCGAACGCCGGCGGGCGTGTGTCGCAGGAGAGAGTACGAAACGTGGGAGGCGATGTCGACATGGAGATCCGGCGGGGATTTTTCAAGGGATTCCGCCGCGGCGAAGTCGAGGCCCTGCTGGTGCGGGCCGAGGTCAAGGAGTTCCTGGATGCCGTCAGGAGCAAGATTGGGGAAGCCCGGGCGGTCACCGGGGCCGAGCTCACGATTCCGGATGTCCTGCTCGAGTTGCTGCGGGACAATTTGTACCGGTACAGCAAGCTCATCACCAAGGTCCGGGTCCGGACCCTGAGCGGCAAGGCGCGACAGAACATCCTGGGCGTCGTGCCGGAGGCCGTCTGGACTGAGATGGTAGCGAAGCTGAACGAACTCAGCTTCGGATTCAACCAGGTTGAGGTCGACGGATACAAGGTCGGTGGGTTTGTCCCGCTGCCCAACTCGATCCTCGAGGACAGTGATATCGCGCTGGCGAGCGAAGTCCTTGACATGCTTGGCCAGGCGATCGGCCTCGCGCTCGACAAAGCGATCCTCTACGGCAAGGGCGTCAAGATGCCGCTCGGCATCGCGACTCGGCTCGCGCAGACCGAGAAGCCGCCCAACTGGGGGCAGCATGCGCCCGAGTGGACGAATCTGACGGCCACGCACCTGATCTCCATCGACCCAGACGGCAAGACGCCGGAGGAGTTTTTCGCCGAACTCGTCCTGGCGCTGGGCACGGCTCGTCCCAATTATGCCACCGGCGGCACATTCTGGGCGATGAACAGGGCGACCAGGATGAAGCTCCTGTCCAAGGCGATCACCTTCAACTCGGCCGGAGCCATCGTGGCCGGCATGAACGGCACCATGCCCGTCGAGGGCGGCGAAATCATCGAGCTTCCGTTCGTGCCAGACGGCGACATCATCGGCGGCTACGGCGATCTGTACCTTCTCGCCGAGCGGAAGGGTGCGCAGCTCGCCGTCAGCGAACACGCGCGCTTCATCGAGGATCAGACCCTCTTCCGCGGCACGGCTCGCTACGACGGGATGCCGGTCTTCGGCGAGGCGTTCGTCATCGTCAATATCGACGGCGCGGCGCCGACCACGCAGATTCCGTTCGCCGCCGACACCGCGAATCCGTGAGCGGGGGTGTGACCCATGAGGGTGAGAGCGATCCGGCGCTTCTACGACGGTTGGGAGAGGCGGATCCGGATCCCCGGTGAAGTGTTCGAAACGACGAGAGAGAGGTTCGAGTACTGGCACTCGGCCTCTCTCGTCGTTTTGTACGGCGGCGATGACGGCTGCAAGAAGAAGGGCGGCAAGAAGACCAATGAGCCCCCGGCCGATAACGGCTCCGCCGCCGATCCCGACTCCAAGAACGAAGGTCAGCCCGACCTCGACGCCATGACCGTCGAGGAGCTGCTCGCCTTCGCCGAAGAGCACGGCGTCGAAGGCGTCGATGGGGACGCGCCGAGGGAGGAGATCGTCTCCTTGATCAAGGAGGCGATGTCGTGGACGTAGAGCGGGTTCTCGAGCTCGTCAAGGCCCGCATCGGGCTGACGAGCACCGTGAGGGACGACTATCTGCTGGCGATCATCCAGGGCGTCATCAACGAACTGGAGGACGAGAAGGGGCTGTCTCTGGATGGGGACAGCCCCTACCACCTCATGTTCGTAGTGGACTACGCCACCTGGCGGTACATGAACCGTGACTCGACCGGAGCGATGCCGCGGCACCTGCAATACCGGCTCCACAACCTTATCGTTCATGCTGGGCGTGGTGCCGATGACGTATGATCACGAGCTGTACCTGATCGGCTATGAGACCGGAGAAAACGAGTACGGCGATCCGGTCAAGGTGCCGGTGCGGCGCCGGGTGCTCTGCGGGCGCAGGTCCGTTACTCGGAGCGAGCATTACCAGGCGGCCGCGGTCGGTCTTCGGCCGGAGATCGTCCTCGTGATCAACCGCCACGAGTACCAGGGTGAGACGGAGCTGGAGTTCGAGGGGAAGCGGTACCGGATAGAGCGCACCTACGCCGCCGAGAGGGCGAGGGACGTGGCGGACTTCGAGGAGCTCGAGCTCGTCTGCGTCGGACTAGTCGGGCAAGGAGGATGAGCGATGTTCCGGGGTACTGTGCTGCGTTCGTTCGTCGATCGGCGGACGAACCGCTACCACCCACACGGCTCGACGTACCAGTCGGCAAGCCTGCAGCGCATGGAGGAGCTGTCGGCCAGGGGCTACATCCAGTTCGAGCCTCCGAGGCCTGAGCCGGCGGAGGACCCCGGTGCGGAGCTCGCCCTCGAACAGATGACGGTCGCACAGCTCAAAGTGCTCGCCGCAGAGCGTGGCATCACCTTGACCTGGGCCGACCAGCGCACGAAGGCAGCCCTCGTCGCGGCCGTTCAGCGCCATCTCGGTGGTGAGTGACGATGCCGGCACCTCCTAGCGTGGTCAAGATCAATAAGGACGGCGTAGAGTTCACCAGCTCCGTCGACCGGGCCAAATACACGATCCGGGAGCTCGAGCGGGCGGCGCTCAAGGAGACGGCCAAATTCCTGCGACGCCGGATTCTCGACGAGCTTCGCAAGCTCCCCGGAATGCGGCGGCACATCCGTCTCTGGCGATCCACTCAGTACTGGGTGCGGAAGCAAGAGGCCGACTTGCTGATCGGCTTCAAACACGACAGCTGGTACGGCGCCCAACAGGAGCTCGGCACCCGCGGCCAGCCCCGTCGAGGCACCCTGCGGCGAATTGTGCTCGACAACATCGACACCATCCGGCTCATCCAGGGCCAGTACCTGCAGCACGTCGAGGACGAGAACCGGGCGCTGGGACTCATCGACGAGCGGGAGGAGACGGGGGATGAGCAAGGTTCTTGA